AAAAAATCCGCACCGGAATGCAGTACCTGAAAAACCTGACGGTCACGTTCGACAGCAAGGTCGGCGATGTTCGCCGCCTCAAGCACTACCAGTTCAGCAACACCCATTGACCTAGCCAACCTTTGCCCCCGTGGTATTCCTCTCGGAATGGGGGCCTTTTTCGTCTCAGCGTAGGAGCAAAGATGATGAATGACCCAGTAACCAAAGCCGCGTTTGAACGCGCGATTCTCGCCACCATCACCAGCCTGTATGAGCTGGCCATCGACAGCGCCGATGTGATGAGCGTGCGTATCGAATATTCCTCAAGCATGAAGATGCTGAACGTGGTGATCTTCTCCGCCACCACAACCGACCACGCCCACAGCATTGTGCTGCTCGATAGCAAACAAGCCCTGAAAGACCTGCTGGACATCGAAGATGACCTGATTGAGCGCATCGCTGCGCGCCGCGATGAGTTGGAGAAGGAGAAAACGCAATGCAATACGCCGCAGTAATGCTGTGTTCCGATGGCGGAGTGATCCGCCACGAACAAACTCAGGAAGTCGCCAACATTCTGATTGGCGATTTCGATTCGATGGACGATGCCGTAAATCAGGCATGCGCCGAGCTCGACTGCAAACACCTTCGCAATGGCGTGATCAGCAAAGGCGAAGGCAAACCGGGCTTTATGTTGGTAACTACGCAAGAGTTGGAGGAAGTATGAAAAAGCTAACGTGGTATGAAAAAAAATATGTCAGAAAACAAATTCAGGACGGGGATATGCCTTCTCTTACAGCTC